GAATTTCCCAAGTCAGCCCTCCCCACAAAAAACCTCACGATGGCGATGGACAACGCCCTCGTCGGCAATCTGAACTTTGCCGCCGATGCGTGGCTGGCCGGCCCAGTGCTCGACGGGCTGCCGGGCGAGGGGCTGTTGTTTTTGGGTTACAGCTACCTGGCCGAGCTGGCGCAGCGCCCCGAATACCGGGTCATGGCCGAGACGATCGCCGACGACGCGACCCGGAACTGGATCGACTTCGACGTCACCGGCGACGAGGCCAAGCAGGCCGAAGAGCGCAAAAAGGACCCGCAGGGTTACGACGAGCGGATGGCCGACCCGGATGAGCAAAAGAAGCGCGTCGCGGCCGGCGGCAAATCCGACAAGGTCAAGGAGTTGAAGGACGACCAGCTCCGGCTCGGCGTCAAGGACCGCTATTACGAGCAAGTCCGCAACGACGGGTTTTTCGGCCGTTCGCACAACTTCCTCGACATCCGGGAGCCGGGAACGGACGCGATCGCGCCGAATGAGCTGAAAATGCCGATCGGGGACAGCCGCGACCAAACCAGCATAACCAAATGCCAGAAGGGCTGGTTCCAGGGGATGCGGACCATCGAACCGGTCTGGACTTACCCGCTGATGTATAACGCGATCAATCCGCTGCGGGAGGACTGGTACAATCCGCAGGTCTGGTTCGTGATGGGCCAAGAGATCCACGGGTCGCGGCTGCAAACCTTCGTCGGGCATCCGGTCCCCGACATGCTGAAGCCGGCTTACGCCTTCGGCGGGCTATCGCTGACGCAGATGGCGAAGCCCTACGTCGACATCTGGCTGCAGACCCGGCAGTCGGTCGCAGCACTTATCCACAGTTTTTCTGTCATGGTGCTGATGACCGACATTTCGACGCTTTTGCAGCCTGGGAACGCCGGCAATCTGCTGGCCCGGGTCGCGATGTTCAACATGCTGCGCGACAATCAGGGCACCTTCGTCGTCAACAAGAATACCGAGGATTTCAAGAACGTCTCGGCATCGCTATCCGGGCTGCACGAGCTGCAGGCGCAGGCGCAGGAGCATATGGCCGCAGTGCACAGAATACCCCTAGTTAAGTTTACGGGAATACAACCGGCAGGGTTGAATGCTTGCCTGACCGGCGACACGCTGATTTCGACTGATCGCGGGCAGGTTCCGATCCGTGATGTCACCATTGCCGATCGGGTAATGACTCGCCGTGGATGGGCTCCCCTTACCTTTTCTGGCGTTACCAAATATGCTAATGAATTGATTGAGATAACGACAAGGACCGCCACCCTCAGATGCACCGGAAATCATCCGATTTGGATACCTTCGATAAACGCATTTGTTCGTGCCGAGAATGTACGGCGTGGGGACCTCCTGTTATCGACTGGAGGAAAAAGCGCCACCCAAAGCACGCGCCGTCCGTGGCTTGGCGCGGGCAGTGGTGGTGGAGGAACAAGCACGGCTATTACATCGCGTGGGATATCGCCGCGAAGCGATTGGTGTATCTCCATCGCAGAATGTGGGAGACGCACCGCGGCCCTATTCCGGATGGTTTTCAAATCCACCACGCCGACCGGGACAAGGAAAACAATCAGATCGATAATTTTGAGGCGATGCATGGAAAGCTTCATGCCGAACTTCATGGCGTCGACCTTGGTCTTCAAAGAGAGCGCGGAAGCGCGCCTCAATCCCGACGTTGCATGCATTGCTCAACGTCGTTCATCATCCAAAAGCCGCCAAGCCGAAAGAAGTTTTGCAGCCGAAGTTGCACGCTCGCAGATCGACGAGCAAATGCACCATCCAAGGCAAAGCCTCGACCGACCTGTGTTTGCGTCAAATGTAGCGCTTCTTTTACGGCTCTTCGCAAGGATGCTAAGTTTTGCTCGCGCAAGTGCTCAACTGCGAGCCAAGATCGAACTGCTTACAGCAGAGCCTATTACCGAGCACACCCGGAAAAGTGGGCTCGCGGACCAAGTGTTGAGCGTGAGAACGATTTGGGCAAGCGAACCGGTCTATGACTTGACGGTCGCGCCGCGGCACCTTCCTGAGTTCTTTGCGAACGGGATTCTCACGCATAATAGTTCGGAAGGTGAGATCAAAACCTACGACGATACGATCGGCGCCCTGCAGAGCCGATTATTGGATACGCCATTGCGCCGGGTCATCAATTTCCAGCAGCTCTCGCTTTGGGGCGAGATCGACCCCGAAATCACGCATCGCTGGGTGCCGCTGCGCGAAATGACCCAGGCCGAGAAGGGCACCAAGGAAAAGGACGACGCCGACCGGAACCAGAAGTACGTCGATATGGGCGCGATCAGCTCGGGCGAGATACGCAAGATCGTGATCGACGACCCCGACCTGCCGTTTACCGGGCTCGATCCGAACGACGTGCCGGAACCGCCGGCCGAGGAAGGCCTGCTCGGGCCCGGCGGCGCCGGCGCTGCGAAGGAAGAGGAAGCGGGCCACCTCGGGCAGCCGGTGGATGCCGATTGAATTATCGGCTGATGTGTGCGTGATCCAGCGGCCGCCGGCGGCGAGCCACAGGTGTTGATATTTGATCCAGTCGTCGATCAGGATGTCGCCGGGCTCGCAGTGCTTGCACTTCGTTTTCGAGGGCCCGGTCAGAACATATACCTTGTCGCCGAGATGCTTGCGCACCCAACTGATCTTGTCGGCGATCGCGCCAGGAATGCTTGATGGAATCCCAGTCAGGATCACCGGCTTCACTCGCTGCCGCCAGACGAAGTCCCAAAGGACCATCGCGTCCGGCATCAGCGGCATGTCGGCATAGAAGCCAGGGGCCGACGCGACCTTCGACCAATCGACATTGTCGGCGGCCTTATCCGGTCGAACGCCGAACAGGTTTTCGTAGTGCGAATCGAAATCCGCCATCACGCCGTCGAGGTCGACAAAGACTTGGATCGTCATTGGTTTCACCTAACAATGTAGACCATGAGCAGCACGGCGAAGAACGTGCCGAAGCCGAGAGCAGGCCAAAAATTGGGGGGGCTGTTCATGCGCAGGCTCCTTCGTAGACTTGGCGGGCGAGATCGTCGCGGATGGCTTCGCCTTGTTCCGATTGCTCGGTCGCTGCGATCCATAACCGTTCGTCATCTGCCAGCACCGCGCGTCCGGCTTCCCCGATCGACATGCCGGTGAGCATGTGCGGGACCATTCGAGCCAGGAAGATTTTCTCTGCCTGTTTCATGCGGTCTCCACTTCGGCGAGGCTCTCGCTCGCGATCACGCTGATGAGGGCCAGCATGTGCTCGGCCTCCGCCAGCGTCTTCGGCTTCTTCTTCTCGATGTAGTTCGCGATGCACTTCAGCGCCGCGAGCAGCTTATTGTTCACGTCAGATCCTCCTTCTTGAGTTTCCCGTCGAGCAACAATTTGAGGACTTGCGCGACGAGCTTCGGGACCGGTCCTTCGGCGGCGATTCTCTGGGCCTGGCGGCGGCTGATGCCGAAATAGGGCGCGGCGCCGACGATCGTTATATCCAGCCGTTTGAGAGCGGCTCTGTATTGAGTAGGCGTGAGGGCGTGGGTTTTAAGTTGGGAAAGTAGTTTTTCCCGGGCGCGGTTCGCTCGATCGACGATCCGCTGACGTCGTGCCGTTTCTTTTGTTTCAAACGTGGTCATTGTGGGCTCCTTTGCCCACTCATATATACGTTGCGGATTGGGGTACGTCAAGGCGGCGCACCGCATCCGGCGCGCGCGTCAATACTCCCCATAGCTGCATGAGCCGTACCCGCCCTCGGCGCGATCGGCACAGGAATCGCATTGGTAGCCAAGCGCCTTGTCGGCTGGCGTCAGCCGGTTCTTGCCGCCGCAGTTCGGGCAGGGCAGATTTCGCGGATTGCGCTTGCTGGCGGCGCGCAGGGCACTCTTGCCGCCGGGATCGGCGAAGTCGGGCCCGTCATCGTATTCGCTATAGTCTCTCATGCTGCTTGCTCCTTCGTGGTGACCCTGGCGACGATGGTCTGTTTTTCGCCCTTAAACTCGCCGTGCTCCTTGACGGTCGCCCGGATGGTGAATTGCCGGCCCTTCTCGCTCCAGAACGAAGCCGACTTGCTGACGATCGCGTTTCCCTCGGCGGTCCGCATGGTGACGATCGGCCGGCCGCTGCCCAGTGTCACGTAACGCTTCGTCATCGTTCCTCCTATGCTGCGAGTTGCATTTCAAAAACCGGCTCCGAGACCGGCGGCGTGGGCGTCCACTCCAGGAAGCGCACCGGGACGGTCGCAACCGTGGTCGTGCCGGCCTTGCGAAACTTCACGCTGCCGGCGTCGCCTTCCCAAACCGCGTTACCGACCCACCCCTCCAGATCGACCGGGAGCAGGCTCTGCTTGATCCCGAGGGCAGCGGCATAAAGGACAAGGTCCTTCTGCTTCTGGTTCGCCTTTTTGGCCCAAGGCGCATAGGCGACCCCGGTCGGCGCCACCGGATCGCCCTTCGCGTAGTCCATCAGATACCAGCGGCTCGCCGCGGTCTTAAACTTCGTGATTTCCTTCTTTCGAGCGGGGCTCGGTTGGTACTTCATCGGTCCTCCTATGTTTTCCTGGGGGAGAGCAGTCTCCGGGGCTCAGGTGTCCCCGGCAGACCCCGGAGCGCCCCGTCCGGGTAGGGCGACCGCCGCGGCGGTCACATTCACGAAATCTGGTAAATCTTGGCGTCCAGCTGGTCGCCTT